TCCTCAGCGATACCGAACGCCCTCGCAAACTCATTGGCGATATAGCTTTCCAGATCGAACATGGAATCCTGAAGAAGCTCAATGGAAACCTTCACAAGATCCGTAAGCTTAAACGCATCAATGGTCTTCTGGTCGAAAGAAGGATCGCTCTCGGTATAAGCACCATTCTCAGCCGTCCACTTAGCCTCGGAGTGGGTAGCCGCAACCGGGATCTTTCTTTCAGCACTTGTGGTAATGACCTTCGCAAGGCCTCTCACCACGTTCGCCTCATCCAGCCCCATCACGATCTGTCTCTCAAACTCTTCCGGCACAAGGTAGCCGCCGTCCGCCTGCACGCCTTCGGAAAGAACGTTATGCACAAGCCTCTTTCCACGGAGATGAGCGCCGAAATCTTCCTTGTAGGCATTGGAAGCACGGCCGGTCTTTTCCTCCACTTCCTGTCTCGCAGGTCTTCCTGTAAGAGGCATATTCACAGGCTTGTTGAATTCAGCCTCCCTTGCCTCTGCTCTCTGCTGACGGTCGATCGCCGCAGTCAGATCCTCGATCTCCTGCTCCATACGACTGTAAGTCGCGTTATCCTCCGCAGACAGAACGCCGTTCTCATTCTCGTGGGTATCCACAAAGTTCTTCGCGGTCTCCCACACCTTCGCTCTTTTCTCGATCATATCTTTGATAGTCATAGCTCGATTCCTCCTTAAATGAATCTCTTGATAAAATTCAAGCGTTCCCTGATTTCATCACAGGAACGCCCGTTATCCGTTGTCTGTTCAGTTGCTGCACCGTTCTCCGGTGCCTTGATGTGACACTTCGCTGCGATCTTATCCATCAGCGAATTGGTCACCGCCGCCCTGGAATAGAGCATCGACACTTCCGGTGCTTCCAGATCTTCGCCCTCCGATGCATCCGCCCTCTGCAGCACATCATCCGCAAATCCCAGCTCCACCGCCTTGTGCGCGTCCATCCAGGTCTCCGCATCCATCAAGTGTGAAATCTTCGTCCTGCTCATGCCGGTCTTGATCTCATAAGCATTCATGATGGATTCCTTCACTTCAGCCAGCATGTTGATCGCCTTCTGCATCTCCGCCGTATCGCCAAAAGCGATTGTCGCCGGATTGTGGATCATCATCATGCTCACAGGACTCATAAACACCTTCGTCCCTGCCATCGCGATCACGCTTGCCGCCGATGCCGCAATGCCATCGATCTTCACCGTGACATCGCCCTTATAGTCCATCAGCATGTTGTAGATCTGAGCCGCCGCCACGCAGTCACCGCCCGGACTGTTGATCCAGACCGTGATGTTCCCTGTCCCTGCATTCAGCTCATCTCTAAAAAGAGCCGGTGTGACATCATCGTCAAACCAGCTCTCTTCTGCTATGGTTCCGTTAAGGAAAAGCACTCTTTCATTGACCTCTTCGCCTGAAGCCTGGTCTCTGATCTTCCTGCTTTTCCAGTTCCAAAACTTCTTCATCGGAATTTTCCTCCTTCCCGTTTCCGTCCACCGCAAATATCCCGGCATCCTCCAGCTTCGTCATGTTTCCATTGATCAGGTACAGATCACCGCCCTGTTCCGCCGGGATCCTATCAAGGTTTTCCAGCTCACGGATATCATTGGCAGACATCCATCCGTTCTGTCTGGCTGTCGCATAGCCGTTCATCCTGCTCTGGTAATCACCCCTGAGCAGACCGTCCACATTGAACTTGAAGAAGTATTTCTTCTTCTCATCCGGAGTCAGCAAGGCTCTCACCATTGCCTGCTCCCAACGGCTCACCCAGGGATCCAGCGTATACTTCACAAACTCCAGCGACTGCTGCTCAATGTTGTTGAAGCTGGATTTCTCCAAATCTCCGATCATATGAGGCGGCACACGGAAGATCCTTGCAATCTCATCGATCTGGAACTTCCTTGTCTCCAGGAACTGGGCCTGCTCCGGTGAAATGGAAATCGGCGTGTACTTCATGCCTTCTTCAAGGACTGCGATCTTATTCGCATTCCCCGAACCACCGAAAGTCGCCTGCCAGCTTTCCCTGACCTTGCTCGGATCCTTAATGGTTCCCGGATGCTCCAACACGCCGGAAGGAGCCGCACCATTTGCAAAGAACTTGCTGCCATACTCTTCGGTAGCGATTGCCAGCCCGATCGCATTCTTCGCCATCGCAATAGGGCTGTAGCCAACCAAGCCGTCAAACCCTAATCCAGGAATGTGTAGAACATCATGAGGCTGAAGCCTTACCGTCCTTCCAACCTTATTGGTGCCTTTTCTTCCGTCCACATCGTCCGAATCGTAAACGGTATATTCGTAATAAAGACGTCCATGCTCATCGCGGTCCACCTTCATCCGATCCGGCATCAGCGGATACAGAGCCACAACCTCACCCTTGCCATTGCGGATGATCTGCGAATACGCATTTCCCCAGAGAAGCAGGTGCGTCATCAATGTCTCCCTGAAAATGAAGGAAGTCATCTCCGGATTCGGCTCATCATGGAGCAAAAAATAAAGCGGATGTTCCACCGCTTTCTCCTTACCGCCATCATCGGTATATCTGTAAAATTGTAATGGCAGGCTCGCCACCGCCTCTGACAGGATTCTCACGCAGCAGTACACCGCCGTCATCTGCATCGCAGACCTCTCGGTTACATACTTGCCAGAAGCCGTCCCGCCTAAGAAGAATGAATACGAACTTCCTGCCGTTCTGTCTGTGGGCTTATCCCTGCTCCGAAATAAACCGCTCAGTATTCCCATACCCAGTCCCTCCTTCATATGCCTGATTCAAGGCTTCCCTGATCACAAGGAAGCCGATCACTGATATAATCAGCATTGCTTTATCCTCAAAAGACCAACAGGCCGCGCTCATCATAAACACTCCCCTGTGGCTCCGTCTGATTTCGGATGCACCGGTCAAGTGCCATGATTGCAGCCACAATGCCGTCGATCTTTTCTTTCGATTTTGCCTTCGTTACCTTGATGTTTCCGGCTGGATCCGTATCAACCACTACGTTGCCTGCCATCCACCTGAGAACCGGATGCCCTCCGTGAATGATCTGGCCTTCCATGAGCAGACGATAGAAATCTTTTGTCGGTCCGGACATTGAAGCAAAGCCCTGGCCGAACGGAACCATCGTAAATCCGTCACCCTCTAGGTTCTGGATCATCTGTGTGGCGTTCCATCTGTCCACTGCGATCTCAACGATGTGATATTTCTCCGCCAGATCATTGATGAACTTCTCAATGAAGTCATAGTGGATCACGTTTCCCTCAGTCGATAACAGGTATCCTTGCTTCTCCCAGATGTCATAAGGAACGGAAGCCGCCTTCACTCTCTGCGGTATCGTTTCTTCCGGTACCCAGAAAAACGGAAGCAGGATATACTTCTCATCTTCATCTCTCGGAGGAAACATCAGAACCAGAGCCGTGATATCTCCTGTGCTGGACAAGTCCAGACCTCCGTAACAGTCCCTGCCTTCCAGAGCTGCCAAGTCGATCTCTTCATTTCCTTTCATGAATATTGCATCCGGTATCCATGCCACAGTACTCGAAACCCACATATTCAGCCTCAGCCACTTAAAAGTCACTTCATCCGCCGGATTTTGTTTTGCCTCCCGATAAGCATCACGCAAGCGCTCAATGTCTACCGTATATCCCAGCGAAGGATTGACCTTGTACCAGTTCGCTTCATCCTCCCAGTCCTCATCATCCTTTAGGCCATAGACCACCGGATAGAAAGTCGGATCCACACGCCGGCCTTCCAGAATATCCACCGCTTTCGTATGAAGCTCATAGGCGATGGAATGTCTGTCCGTTCCCGCCGTGGTGATAATGAAATGCAGCGGATTCTGTCTGGCATCCGACGATCCCTTTGTCAAAACGTCATACAGCTGTCTGTTCGGCTGCGTATGAATCTCATCAAACACCAATCCACTGACTGAAAATCCATGCTTACCCCCGACCTCTGCACTGAGCACCTGGTAATATCCTGAATTTCCATAATTCACGATTCTCTTTGTTGCCGTCATCAGCTTCGACCGTTTCAGAAGCGCCGGCGACATCTCCACCATCTGCCTTGCCACATCGAAAACGATACTGGCCTGCTGCCTGTCAGCTGCAGCGCCATAGACTTCTGCAGATGGT